TGGAATGGCCACATACAGTGGTGACTTAGGTCCTAAGACTCCACAAGCAGGGCGTATGCGTGGTATGGAAATCAATCCACTCACAGGTGCACCTTGGACTCCTGAGCAAATTGCACAGTATGAAGCAAACCCTGCTCAGTATGATGCGCAGATAGCACCGCCACAGTTTCGTAGATAAGTATACACATGACAACAGCAGAACAACTAACACAACTCTTCAAAGATAACTTTGTTGCATACTATCGTAGTCATGCTGCACATGCAAACATTACTGGTCGCAATTTTAGAAGTGATCACAAATTGCTGCAAGGTGTATATGAGCGTAGGCAAGCACAAATTGATATCATTGGCGAACTATTAAGAACTCTTGATGAATACATGCCATGCGACATCAGTGCTATTATTGCTGAAAGTCAAATTGGTACTGATGAACTTGCTGGCGACAGTGACTTTCTACTGGAAGCAGTCAAGGAAGACTTACAATTTTTGGCCAATGAATATCGTGAACTTGTAATCATTGCTGAGTTAGAAGATGAAAGTCAGATTTCTAACTACGCACAAGACCAGATCTTAGATCTAACTAAAAGTATTTGGATGTTAAATTCCACCCTGGGTTAAGCCGTCAAGAACACTATCAAAAACCTGGGTCATTTTACGGCTTTCTACCCAGGGCATCAACGAATTGGCAGGCGAGTTTGTGTCGTGTTCAACTTAATTTTTTGTATGCGTATGACCCACGCACACTATAACCAGCTTTGGCATGCAACTTTAAGAATGCATCCTGGTCATGTCGCATTGTAGTACTGCAGATAATCTTGTTGCCACTATAAGCAGCAAAACGTTCCCAGTGGCTCAGCATATCTTTAACTAACTTGATACGCATGCGTGGGGGCAATGTCAAATCCACATGTGCCATACAAACAACAACCATTGGATCATCACTCCAGCATGCACGATCATTACTCTTAGCCCAAGTATAGGCCAATAGTCTGTTATCATCTGTTGCTCTACATACTGTAATCATTTGTGATCCTGGGTAGTAGATCTGATTCATAATAGCAAATGTCACATTGCGTGTCATTGTAGGTACTTCTGGACTAAAGATATCATCTATCTCAGTTTCAAAGTGTTTTTGTGCCATACCAACAATATCATTGGTATCGTTTATCTCAGCCAATCGCCAGAAGTGTTCAATCATTGCAGTGCCTTTCAAGTGTAGTCTATTTAATGTCGCAACCAGGAGACTGCTAAATAAATGTATGGAAAAGACTATGAAAACTAAAGAAACAAGAACCCCCAAGGATCCAGAAAAGAAAAATGGACACGGCGGCGCCCGTAAAAATGCTGGACGTCCAAAAGGCTCACGCGATCAAATCAGCATTGCTGGATTGCTTAATACACTTGATGCCAAGACTAACGGCCAAAATTACGAAGACCTTTTAATTGATGACTTCTTAGAAGCAAGGTCTAACAAGGATACACAAACTACACTTAAATATCACACACTAATATTAAACAAGGTTATGAACAGCCTTGCTAAAATTGAAGTCACTGATACTAAAGATCTTATTGAACAAAAACAAGCAGCTTTTGCAGAAGCACTTGCAAAACTAACTGCAATTAAAGTAGACTAAATAACATTATGCCATTACGCAAATCAACAAGCAAACAAGCATTCAGTAAAAATGTCAAAACTGAAATAGCCGCAGGTAAGCCCCCAAAGCAAGCCGTGGCAATCGCATACGCAACGAAGCGTGCCGCGGCAAAGAAGACAACTAAGTCAAAAGGAAAGACAAAATGAAAGAATCAAGTAGCCAAAAAATGACTCCTGGTTTCAATGCCGCGACTGGCACATCAAGCCCAGGATTTGATAAGGCAACATCAAAGTATAGTGGCAATCAGCACACTAAAACAAATTCAGACGCATTGATCAACAAAGGCCGTGGCCCTACAGTTGGTAATACCAGCAATGATAAAACTCCAGGTACAAGCAGCATGCCAACATGCCACCCAGGTCATGACATGTTCAAAGGAAGTGCCAATCCACAAGTTCGCACTCCTGGTGGCACTCGTGCATTTGAACCAAGTGCTACAAAGAATTACAAAGGCGATGCCAACAAGATTAATGTAGGTCGTGGCCCAACTAAAGGGAATCAACTATAATGTCTGTCTATCAAAAATTAGGCGGCGCTTTAGGCCTTACCAGTCCAGCTGCTGGTTCAATCGCTCCAACTGACTTGACAACAAGCATTACAGGCAATACCAATGTGGCATTTGTCAAAGTAGTAAACACAAGTTTAACTGGTGCAATTACATTTTCATGCCAGACATCAGGCGCACTAACAGGTGATTCAGCAGCCACTGTCATTGGTGCTGGACAAACTGAATACATTCAGGTAGCTGCATTAAACAATACTGGTCCAGTATATTTCTATGTTGATGCAACTGCTGGAGCAGTCGCATACATTACACCAATTGCAATCGTAGGATAAGGAAAACATTATGTCAACAAACCCACAAGGCGGAAAGCCTATCAATCAAAAGCGTGGCCCTACAACAGGCAACGCAGGCAATGCTACTAAACGCAATACCTTCATGGACGAAAAAGCCACCACAGGTAGTGAACGTAGTAAGATTGCCACAATGATCACTGACGCACTAGAAATGCGTGGACGTGGTCAAGCAGGTAAAACTAATCCAGCTCTGGAAGGTGTTCATAGCAATACCAATACAGGTCCTAAGAAAAACTCTACTGCTGACGGTAGCAAACTTCCAGCGAAGTATAAGAAGTAATGAGTGCGTCAGGCAAAGGTGGCTTTGGTGGACCACAAATAGGTGGCGGGCCAGCACCTATTCAACAACCATCTCAACCTGACATTTATGCTCGCATGGGCGGCCAGCAGAACGTAGACAGCAATCCTTACACAGAAGGCTATCAACCTCCAACAGCAAGTCCAATGCAGCCAGCAGTGCAGCCAGCATCGCCTTCACCAGGTATGGGTGGTGGCAAAGGTGGCTTTGCCCCAGCAGTAATAGATCCCAATGCTCCTACAACATTAGGCCCCGCAGGCCAGCAACCAACAATGCCACAGCAAAATGCAAGCATTGGTGGCAAAGGCAGCTTTGGTGATCAACCACAATTGACACAAGAACAATTTCAGGACTTTGCAAGCCAATTGTTTAGACGATAAGTAAGTACAGCAAGGGAACAGACTTCCTTTGCTTTTAGCATAGAAAATTAAGGAATAGAACATGCAAAAAACAAACGCACCCGCGGACAATCCATGGGACGCCGCCCCAGCAGCCATTGAGCCTGCAGCAACAAAAACAACCAAAGCAAAACGCAGTGATGCAGTGGCCAAGGAAGTCTTAGACATTCCAGCAGCACCAGTCACACCACCAGCGACCAATGCAGGTGAATATGACATTGATGGTTTAATGACTGACTTCCCAACAGCAACAGACTTAGAACGTTTTGTCTATGACGAAACTGGTACAGTGTTAAGTCTCAAAGGACGTGCTAACAAGCTCAAGTATCAAGTGGCAATGGATGTGCTTAATGGTCAACAAGTTGATCCAAAGTATACTGGCACTGATAATCCATACATTGACCGCACTGAATTAGTTCCCATTGATGCAATTAAAGAAGTGCCAGCACGTGACCTGGCATTACCTGAGCGTAGTGATGTACAGAATATTTTCTACAGCACAACTATTCCGCATCCAGATGAAGAGGCCAGAGCTCAAGATAAGAAGTGCCATATGTTATATCGCAAATATAAAAATGGTATGATCAGTTATGAAATTCTTGGACCACTTGAACAAAAGCCAGTTGGTGAAAAGATTGACAAGTTTGGTCGCACTAGACCTGAAGTTATTAAATGGGTTGATCCACGTACTGGAGAACAAACAGTTATGCGTGAAGATGGCACACTGACTCCACAGGGTAAACGTCTTCGTGCTATGATGCAGGCCTTTAAGGTTAACAAATCAAATCAATGGGAAGTTTGGATTGACCGTGAATTTGTCAGCTTAAACGAAAACGTTAAAAACAATCCTTGGGATCTTTCTAAATGAACAATCCTTCAGTCCGCGATGGAATGATTAACCAAGCACAACAAGAGCGAATGACTCGTGACACTCTTATTATGCAAAAAGTTAATGGTGCCCATCGCGAAGCATTCAAATCGCGTTTTCCAGGACAAGTAGAACATTGTATGCGTCTTACTGCTGAAAGACTACAGGCTATCCTAACCAGAAAACCCACAGACTTGGCCAATCCTGAAACATGGACCAGCACAGCAGATGAAATTGCCAAACTCAGTGAAGCATTATGGCACTTGACTGTTATTAGTCAAATTTATCCAATGGAGCATATTGATGACGAACTTAGCAAGTAATGAAACCAGCAGCTTTGATGTGTCAGCAACCATAGTTCCTGAACTTGGCATACACATTACATTCCGTCTAGATGAAGATGGCATGGGCACTACTGAAATTGATTATGTGTTTGATCAATACGACTTAGAAAACTTAATTGATTATCTAACTGAATTCAGAGTAAAATAAATGATAGGCACAGAAACCTTGATGGCTCGTGCCTTGCGTTATGCTTTGGATAAGAATGAAGTTGCGCCAGAGACATACAAAAACTGGCCTTCTAACTTACAAAACCATTTGCAAGATTTGGTTATTGAAGTTGCAGATGATATGAAGTACAACAGCTTAAAGTACTTTCGTCCATTTGCACATCAACTAACTTTCTTTGCAACTGGTGATAGCGAACGACGCGGCATCTTGGCCGCCAATCGTATTGGAAAAACAGTATCAACCTGCTTTGAAACAGCATGTCACTTGACAGGACAATATCCTGAATGGTGGAATGGCTATCGTTTTAACAAGCCTATTACCTGCATGGTAGCTGGTGAAGGCTGGAGTCAAGTTGCGCTTGTATTACAGAATGAACTGCTTGGTTCACAGGACGTTAAGATTGTAGATAATCTTGGCACTGGAACTATTCCTCGTGATTGTATTATTTTAGATACAATGCGCAATGATGGCGCTAACTGTATTGGTGTAGAAATTAAACATGTTTCTGGTGCCAACAGTTATCTGCTGTTTGCAAATTACACGCAGGAAGTTCGTCAGCTACAGGGTTTCAAATTAAACCTTGCTGTGTTTGATGAGCAGCCACCAGATGACTTCTTCAGTGAAATTGTCACACGTACTGCTACCACGCAGGGCAAAGTGTTGTGTAGTTTCACACCACTAAAAGGCTTGAACGGTCTTGTGTCAAAATTCTGGAACAAAGAAGAAGGATATGAGTTTATTCGTGTAAGTTGGGATGACTGCCCTGAGTATGATCCTTGGGGCGAACCATTCCTATTGAAGGCCACACGCCGTCAGTTAGAGCGCGATTACTTGCCACATGAACGAGAAGCTCGTATTGCTGGTAAACCAGTTATGGGTAAAGGTGCTGTGTTCCAATTACGAGAATGGCCAACATACACCACTGGACAAATTGACTTTACACGTATACCAAATATTCAGCGTGTGATTGCACTTGACTTGGGTCTTGTCAATGACAGCACAGTTATTAGTTTAATGTATTGGGAACCTTATGAACGAGTTGCATACTTACATAGACAAATTATTGTGCAGGGCATTGAAGAAGCAGTCCCTAGCCAGTATATCAATCATCTGCTTCGTCCTGAAGTGTTTGGTACTCCTATTGTTTTACCTGCTGACGCAAACACTAGTGGCAGATACACTATGAGTTCAAGTAGTATACGTGAACTGTTTGAAAGTTATGAACTTAATGTGTATCACAAAGCAATTATGAATCCGCCTGATCAAGAAGGACGTGTGACCAATCATAAGAGTTATGGTATCAACCAAATGCGACAAATGCTGGAAGTTGGTAGCTTGATGATCAATGAAAATTGCACAAAGTTTCTTAGTGACGCACAAAACTACTATGTAGACACACAAGGACGCTTTAGCGATCCTGATGACACCATTGACTCATGTCGTTATGCATTACTTGCTTGTTTGCAAGGCATTTGCGAAAATTGGG